TTCCGTTTCCGTCACAGGCCTTGCCGCTACTGGATCCGCAGGAACACCTACCGTTTCGATTTCAGTTGCCGCCCCCACCACGGGAGTCGCAGCCACTGGATCCGTGGGGACCCCCGAAGTACGCTTTAACTCCTCGACCTCCCTGACAGGCCTCGTCTCCACGGGCACCGTTGGATCCGTATTTGCCGGAGAAGATGTCCGGGTCTACTTTCAGGGATGGGGCAGATCTTTAGGGTGGGGCCTTGGCCCGTACGGAACCGACTCTGCGACGATAGGCCTTGCCGCCGGGTCCGTGGGCACCATCACTGTTACGGCTTCCGTGTCTCCGCTAATTACCGGGGTTGCGGCTACGGGCAGTGTTGGAACCGTCGCTACCGTATCTTCCGTGTCTCCGCTAATTACCGGGGTTGCGGCTACGGGCAGTGTTGGAACCGCCTCGGTAATAGCCTCATCTTCTGTTCATGTCTCTGGCTCCGCTGCCACGACGGCTATCGGGACAGCCTCTGTCCAAGTATCCCCCTACGCCTACCCGACAGGCCTTGAGGCCTCTGGGTACGTTGGGACGGCCTCAACGGTTGTGGTTTCCACGATTTACCTGACGGGCCTCCAGTTCTCCGGACAGGTTGGCAGCGCAACAATTTCGACACTGACGCCGGTCTTGATAGATGGTGTTTCTGCCACGGTAGAGTCCGGCTTTGTTGGAGTAACCATCAACGCCTCCATCAATGTTGCGGGCGTCTACGCAACCGGGTATGCTGGTCAAGTCCTCGTTTGGGGGCAGATCATCCCGGGGCAGACCCCTGTCTGGACCGGGATAGACCCGTCTCAATCTTCCTCATGGAGCGCGGTCGTCCCGGGACAGACTCCTTCATGGACCGAGATAGACCCGTCTCTGGCTTCCTCGTGGAGCGAGATCATCCCATCCCAGACCCCTGTCTGGACCGAGATACCCGCCTAACGGCCAAGAGGACACCATGACTAGCACCTACTCCCCCAACCTGAAGATCGAGCTGATCACGACTGGCGAGCAGTCTGGTACGTGGGGAAGCACGACAAATAACAATCTTGGCACCCTCATCGAAGAGGCTATTGCCGGGTATGTCACACAGGCTGTCACGGATAGCGCGAGCCCCACGGTCCTCACCATATCCCAAGGCGTTGCCTCTGTCGGCCGCAACTACGTGATCGAGCTTGTTGGGACATTGACTGCGGCAAGAGTTGTCGAGGTTCCCGCCGTCGATAAACCGTACATTTTCTTTAACAATACGACGGGCGGGTTTGCTGTCACCGTCAAAGTCTCCGGCCTGACCGGAGTCAGCATTGCTGCGGGGAAAAAGGCCATCGTCTACGTCAACGGGACAGACGTCATTGAAGTGGCAAACGCCCCTGTGACAGAGGCCGGAACGCAGACCCTTACAAACAAGACACTAACGTCCCCTACTTTGACGACCCCGGCCCTCGGAACCCCTGCCAGTGGCGTCCTGACAAATGTAACAGGTCTGCCGTTGACCACAGGCGTTACAGGTACCCTTGCCGCAACTAACGGCGGCACCGGAAACGCCTCTTATGCGGTTGGCGATCTTCTATACGCCAGCACTACAACGGCTCTCTCAAGGCTTGCCGACGTAGCAACCGGCAACGCCGTTATCTCCGGAGGCGTTGGCGTTGCCCCGTCGTGGGGTAAGATTGGCCTTACGACCCATATCAGTGGAACCCTTTCCACCGCTAACGGTGGCACTAACCTCACCACGTTCACCTCTGGTGGTGCGGTCTATGCCACCTCAACGAGCGCCCTAACCACAGGTACTCTCCCGGCAACTGCTGGCGGCACCGGTAACGCATCCTTTGCCGTTGGCGATCTTCTATACGCCAGCACTACAACGGCTCTCTCAAGGCTTGCCGACGTGGCAACGGGTAGCGCCGTTATCTCCGGAGGCGTTGGCGTTGCCCCGTCGTGGGGTAAAATCGGTCTTTCCACACACGTGTCAGGCAACCTTCCTGTAGGCAACTTGAACTCTGGCACCAGCGCATCGTCCACGACGTTTTGGCGTGGTGATGGCGTATGGGCAACTCCCCCGGCTAGCGGATCCGGCACGGTCAACTCCGGAACAAGCGGCCAGATCACTTATTATGCGACTACTGGAACAGCCGTTTCTGGCCTCACAACAGGCACTGGCGTTACGACTGCTTTGGGTGTCAATACTGGGTCCGCTGGCGCTTTCGTCGTCAATGGCGGCGCACTTGGTACCCCGTCTAGCGGCACATTGACCAGCGCCACCGGGCTTCCTTTGACGACCGGTGTTACAGGGACACTCCCCGTTGGCAATGGCGGCACTGGCGCAACAACCCTTACCGGTTTGTTGAAAGGCAATGGGACGTCGGCATTCACCGCCGCCACGGCAGGGACGGACTACGTTGCCCCCGGCACCTCAACGACGTTTACCGCCAAACAGACGTTCACCGGGTCTACCAGTGTCCTCTCCAGCGTATTGACCAATGTTGCGGAGACAGTGACAGTCAGCGCCACGGCAGCTACAGGCACAATTAACTATGACGTGACAACACAATCGGTTCTCTATTATACGACCAACGCCTCGGCAAACTGGACCGTGAACTTTAGAGCTTCGTCTGGAACGTCCCTTGATTCCGCTCTGTCTACTGGGCAGTCAATCACCGTGGCGTTTCTTGTGACGCAGGGTTCGACAGCTTACTACAACAGCGCCGTGACGGTTGACGGCACGTCCGTCACACCCAAGTGGCAAGGTGGTTCCGCTCCGATTCTGGGCAACGCTTCCTCTGTGGACATGTATGCGTACACCGTTGTGAAGACGGGCGCTGCGACGTTTACGGTTTTCGCTTCTCAAACAAGATTTGCGTGAGGACTTCTAGATGCCAAGCATCATCACGGCAGGTGCCGCTTCTGCTAGGGGTTTCGGGTTTGGTATTATCACCATCCCAATAGACCTGACCTATTATATTGCAACAATCACAGGTGCCAGTACGCTTTACCCAAGACCTTTTGTAGTGTCCGGTAATTTGTACATAGTCTCTAAAGATAGCAGCTCCACGTACGTTGCAAAGATATCCTCTCCGACTAGCGTGTCTTGGTCTGATTACGTATCTTGGGTAAATGGTGACATCCCCGCTATCGCTGTTGACTCGTCTCAAAACGTCTATATCGTAAACCGTTACGACGTTTCGTCACAGTTCAGTTTTGCTTTTGCTAAAACCAACTCTTCCGGAACGATCCAGTGGCAACTAAGGACGACCCGCACCCCGGTTACTGGAACAGGCACAACAGACGTTGCCGCCTGTGCCGCCCTCGACAGCTCCGGTAATCTTTACGTCGGGGGCCAACTAGCAGATAACAGCGGGATTGGCGACATGGTTGCCGCTGTCATAAAGATAGACCCGACAGGTTCCACCGCCTCTCAGGTCTACACACTTGGGGGGGCTACGGCACGGTTTACAGCCACATCGATCTACGTTTCATCGGCGTATTTCTATGTCGCGTCTTTGGACGACTATCTCGGATACGGTCTTGTCAGTAAGGTTGACTCCTCCACGAACGCCATAGTTTGGACCAAGTACATAGACTCCACGGCCTATCAGATAATGCGTCATTCGGGGGTAGTTTCCGATTCCTCCGGTAACGTCTACGTGTCTGGTGCCGTTGGAAGCGGGCACGTTTATATCATCAAGTACAACTCGTCTGGAACTCTACAGTGGCAAAGGAGAATTGCGCTAACGGGCATAATGTCCGCATCTTCTCAGGGCGGCATTAAAATTGACAGTTCTGGCTTCATTTATCTGACTGGGTACGGACAGTTTGGCGGAACTTACTACAGCGTACTTGCAAAGTACGATTCTACCGGATCTTTGCAGTGGCAAAGGACGATTAATACCACTTCTTATTACGCCGCTTTTACCGATTTATCCGTGACGGACGACGCCATCTATGCCACGGCACAAGTTGTATCCACCTCCGACAACGCCGTTCTCAAAATCCCCAAAGACGGAACAAGGACGGGTTCGTATACCCTAGCCGGGACGACATGGGTCTACTCGGCCTCTTCGTTCACCGAGTCTGCCTCCTCTTACACCGAGCCAACCAATTCCCCTTCCGGTTCTCTAACGATAAGTGGTATAACTTCTACTTCTGCTCCCACTGGAGCGGGATCCCTCGCAATTTCGGTAAGGCCCGTATGACCGCCTATATCAAGATCTCCACTCTTGAGTATCCTCGATACCCCGGGGACATCGCTGTTGATCCAACAGGGGACTATGCCGAGGTCTTGTGGGTGGACCCCCCATCCTATGACCCCCGCCTGCAAATATGCGCGGAAGGTACCCCTGTTTTTGGCGGCGGCGTCTGGCGGATGACTTGGATCGTTCGTGACGCAACTTCGGAAGAAGTTGCCGAGTACGATATAGTGCTTTTAGGCGGTGCCGCCATAAACCGCCCCGAGGAACAACCTCAGTAGCAGGGGAACATCGATGCCCTTTCAAAAGCTCCAGTTTCGCCCCGGCGTCGTAAAGGACGTCACCGGTTACACAAATGAAGGCGGCTGGCGGCTGTCCAATCTTGTTCGTTTTCGTTTTGGCTACCCTCAGAGCATTGGCGGCTGGCAGAAGTATTCCCCATCAAGCCCCTTTCTTGGCACGTGCCGGGCTCTTCTCAACTGGGTCACGCTGGCGTCCCAGAACCTCCTCGGCATCGGCACGAATTTAAAGTACTACATCAACCGTGGCGGCGAAAACTTTGATATCACTCCGCTTCGCTCAACGGTTACCCTGTCTAACCCCTTCACCGCAACAAGTGGGTCCCCCACCCTAGCGGTATACGACGTCGCCCACGGCTGCGTCGACGGGGACTTTGTCACGTTCAGCGCGGCCGTATCTCTTGGCGGTAACGTAACGGCAGCGGTGCTGAACAAGGAGTACGAAATCACCTACGTCGATCTTAATAACTATACGATCACGCTCCCTGTTTCCGCTAGCCCGTCGGACACGGGGAACGGGGGCTCCTCCGTCTCCGCTGCCTATCAGATCAACACGGGTCTCGACACGCAAGTCGGCGGAACTGGGTGGGGCGCTGGCACGTGGGGCCGTGGCTTCTGGGGGTACCCTGCCACGGCGAGCGTTGGCAACACCCTTCGCCTGTGGTCTCAGGACAACTACGGCGAAGACCTCTTGATCAACGTCCGCAATGGCGGCGTCTATTATTGGGACGTCGACTCCGGCTTAAATGCAAGGGCCGTGACCCTTGCTTCGTTGTCCACGGACTCACAAACCCCCACCATCGCCACCCAGATCATCGTGTCTGACCGCGACAGGCACATCCTTGCCCTCGGCTCTAACTATGGTGGGGTGACTGAACGGGATCCTTTGATCATCCGGTTCTCCTCTCAGGAAGACCCCTTCACTTGGACGGCTCAAGCCACCAACACGGCGGGCGACCTTCGCCTTGGGTCCGGCAGCGCCATCGTCCGTGGCGTTGAGACCAAGCGCGAGATCATCGTTTTTACCGACATCGCCGCTTACTCGCTGCAATACGTCGGTCCCCCCTACACCTTCGGCATCCAGCAGATCGCCACGGGCATCAACGTCGCTGGATACAACTGTTTTGCAACCGTTGACGACACCGTCTTCTGGATGGGAAAGAGTTCCTTCTACGTTTACACGGGTAAGGTTGACCCCCTTCCATGCCCGCTACAAAACCATGTTTTTACTAACTTCAATATCGCGCAGGGCGACAAGGTGTATGCCGGGGTCAACTCCCAGTTCAGCGAGATAACGTGGTTCTATCCATCAGCCGCATCCGAGGAGAATGACGTCTACATCACCTTCAATTTCCTTGAGAAGGTGTGGTCATACGGGACCATGGCTCGCACCGCATGGATCGACACTGGCGTCAATACCTACGCCATCGCAGCCAACATCGACAACTATCTCTACGAGCATGAGGTCGGCACGGACGACGGCAGCACAAATCCTCCGTCCCCCCTCAACGCTTACATTGAGAGTTCCCCCATGGACCTCGGTGAAGGGGACAAGTTCTCGTTCGTCCGCAGAATTGTCCCAGACGTGAGTTTCATTAACGCTACAAACAACCCTCGTCTGGATCTTACCCTGAAAGCCCAGAACTACCCCGGTTCTGCCTACGTTGACGGCCCCGTCTCCGACACTGTCCGCACGGCCGTGGTCCCCGTCGAACAGTACACTCAGGTGGAGAACGTCCGCCTCCGTGGCCGTTCCGTGATCTTCCGCATCGAGAGCAACCGTGTCGGGACTAGGTGGATTCTTGGCTCTCCTCGCCTTGAGATTCAGACCGATGGGAGGCGCTGATGGATGTTCGCCTTGTCCCACCCATCTTTCCACGGCCTCCAAACCAGTACGATGTTCGTTATCTATCCGACCTTGTTCGAGCCCTTGGATCCCTTGTCACCTATATCCGTGCTGTGGGTGAGGGGAGGCAGACGACTATTGTCCTAACGAACCTTGCTAGTAATGATTACGGCCTTGAGCCGGGCACGATCTTTCAGGTCAATGGTGCGCTGCGCATCTCGATGTTGAACATGCCTTATGTGGCGGGGACCTCGGCCCGTGGATCAGTCGGCTCCGTCACCGTGACAACCTGAAGACTTGTGTAAACACCCCCATCGGAGTAAATTTACCCCGACACGCTCATAGGAAAAACCCATGCAGGGCGAACAACTCCTCAAAGATCCGGACTTCGCCCAGACCCTTGCGAAGTCCCCGTTCAAGGCCAAGGACCTTCCGGGCCTGTCGTCGGCCGTCTCCGACACGTTTCAGAGGATGCCCCCGGAACTTAGGGCCTCTATGCGGGAAGCCGTAAGCCAGCTTGAAAAACTGCCCGCGCAGCAGCTTATGGGCTTTTTTCGCCTTCTCTCTTTTGTGGAGAAGAATCCCGAGCAGTATCCCCGTCTCGTTGCTCAACTGGAGAAGTCTGAGGCTTTTGACAGGGGAGAGCTTCCGGCCAAGTACAACCCCACAGTCGTTGCGATCACGAAGGCTGTTATCAGTCAGGCCATCGCGAAGGTTCAATCCCGCAAACCCGTCCCCGGATATGCAAAGGGTGGGCTTGCCTCCCTTAAGAACTCCGCTGAGGATGTTCGGTCCGCCGGGCGTAACGGCGACACGATGCTTGCCCACATCAACCCTTTCGAAGCTTCTATGCTCAAGGACATGGGTGGCGCAGGAACCATCAACCCACAGACAGGTCTCCCGGAGTTTGGGATAGGCAGTGTCCTAGGGAAAATCTTGAAGATTGGGGCACAGGTTGTCGCCACGGCTGTCCTTACGCCTTTCGTTGGTCCCATTGCCGCTGGCGCTATCGTTGGTGGTGTCTCATCCCTCCTGTCAGGCGCGAAGCCTGCTGACGCCCTCAAGAGCGCCATAATCGGCGGCACCCTCTCCGGTATTGGTGCAGGGTTCTCTGGTTCCGGCAGCTTCTCGGAGAACGCTTTCGCTGGGGGCAGCTTGTTTGGAAGTGGTCCTGCTGCTTCGCCACTCCTCGATGCAATGAAGGGCACCTCCGTCGGGAACTCCTTGTTTGGGAACATCAACACTGCGGGCTCCGCTGCTTCCGGCTCCGTCCCTCTTCCCCCTGAGCCCAGTAAGTTCCTCACGTCCGCAGATTACGGAACCCCTGCGGAGGCTGCTGCCGCCGAGGCCTCTGGTCGCCTTCTCCCCGCTGGTGTGGCCCCAACTATTGCCCCCCCTGCTGCCGCTACGGCAGCAGAGGGGGCAACTAGTGGCCTCAAAGGTATCTGGGACAACTACAAGTTGCCCATCATGCTTGGCGGCGGCGCGGCCTTGATCATGGCGAGCCAAGCCGAGAAGGCGAACGAGAAGATTGAGCCTAGCCTGATGAACAAGGTCCCGGATACCTCTACGGGTATTGTCCCGAGGCTTGACTCTGCCAACTTCCAGCCGCAGCAGGCAAAGCTGAACCCCTCGATCTTTCCCGGTGGTCAGTACGTCGAGACCCCTATCTTCCCGTCGGGTGGCTACACCTCCCCGGTGCAGAACCAACCCAACCAGCCGTCCTTCTACGATTACACGAAGGTTCAGTATCCGACTTCCAGACCCTCTGGGATCATGGCTGCGGTGGGTGGGGCTATCGACGGACCGGGGACCGGCACCAGTGATTCCATCCCTGCCAAACTCAGCGACGGTGAGTTCGTGATGACGGCGAAGGCTGTCCGTGGTGCAGGAAACGGGGACCGTGCAAAGGGTGCCAAGAAGATGTATGGCATAATGCACAAGTTTGAACGGATGGCTTGACCATGGTTGACACCACTATCCAAGAACAAGTAGTCCGCGAAGCCCCGGGTATCGAGCAGGCCAAGCTTGATCTCCTGAAGACGGCTGCGGACCTTACTGCAAAACCCGTAGACATTCCTGCCATGCAAGTTGCGGGGATGACCCCGCAACAGATCGACGCCATCAAGATGGCTGGTCAGGGTGTGGGGTCCTATGCGCCCTACATGAAGTCCGCAAACGAGGCCTACAACAAGTCCGCTGAGGGCTACAGTGGCCTTCCGCAGTATGGCATTGCCGGGATGAACGCTGCTGCAAATGCGGGGTCCACGGCCGTTGGAGCGACCACGGACTACGGTGATCTGGCCACACGTCTGGCGTTGTCGGGCGCGCAGTCGTATGACCCCAACTCTGTCGCCGCCTACATGAACCCCTATCAGCAACAGGTGACGCAAAACGCCATTGCTGAAATGAATCGGCAGGCCGAGATCCAGAGGAATAACAATGCCTCTGCTGCTGGCAAGGCTGGGGCTTTCGGCGGTAGCCGCTTTGGTGTCCAGACGGCTGAGACCAACCGTGGTCTTGCCGACATCCAGTCGAAGAAGATCTTCGAGGACTACGCCAACAACTACAATCAGGCGCAGACGGCGTCGATGAACGCCTTCCAGCAGCAGCAGACCCGTGCGCAGAACGCCGGTACTACGGCTCTTGGCGCGGGGCAGAACATCTCGAATAGCGCCATCTCAGCCGGTAACATGGGTGTTACCGCAGCCGGTCAGGCAGGCACCTTGCAGGGGAATAGCGCCGCAGGGTTGGCCTCCCTCGGAACGGCGACCGCGAACCTTGGTCAACAGGTGTCCAGCCTCCAGCAGGGCGACACGTCCTTCCTGTACAACGTCGGTGAGAAGCAGCGGCAACTGCGTCAGCAGGAGCTTGACACCAACCGCAAGAACCAGCTTGAGGCGGCGTATGAGCCCTACCAGAGGGTCTCCTTCCTCAGCGATATCTACAAGGGCGCGCCCTCTTCGCAGCAGACGATCAGCCAGACGACGGCTCCGTCTGCTTCCCTCGTCTCTCAGGTTGCGGGCGCAGGCACCGCTGCTCTTGCTGCCTCCAATTTGCTTGGGAAACCGTAACCATGGCTGATGCAGTTCTCTCCCGCCCCATGTTTGACATGTCCACGCCTGTTGCGCCGACTATTCGTGCGCCTGCAATGGCGACCCCTGATCAGAACGCGCAGGCCCTCAAAACGATGTTCTCTCCGCAAGCTTTCAAGCGTGGCGGTGAGGTCATTGACGGTATCCCGCATTTTGCGGATGGGAATGAGGTTGTTATCCCCCAGCGTAGGTATGGCGGCACCCGGCCAGACCCCACGGACACGAGGTCGTATCGTGAGCGATATGGCCTGCCCGCCTTGAGCCAGTTCCAACGTGATGTCGGGTCCGGTATCGATGCCGCCGTCAACGCAGTTGTACCTGACGAGAGGCCTGCAACCCAAGAACAGAAGGACCTTGGAGAGGCCCGGATGAAGGCAATGTCCGACGCGATCAAAGCCCAGAGGGCAACCATGGAAGGTGTTGAAGGCGCACGGGGCCGTGTTATGGAGCGAACTTCTGCCGCTCCCCCCAAGCCCAGCTATTTTGGCAGCAGCGACTCCGCGACGTTTGACGCGCAGGCGAAGGCTCGCGAAGAATATGATGCGGAGACGTTGAGGCAGGCACAGAAGAATCTTCCTCCTGCACCTGTAGATGAGGTGTTAAGGAAGGCTGGCGACGAGACCCTTCGGGACTCCGCTACCCCAAGTTCGGCTGACGCTACTGTTAAGGCCATGCAAGACGTATATTCCAACGCCAACCCCAACAACTTATCCGCCCCGCCTACGGGCCTTCCTGCCGCCACAACGCCTCCCCCGCCCCCACCCGACCCTAAGAATGAGTCCATCCAGACAAATCTTCAGGCTATCCGGGAGCGCCGTGAGGCTTCCGAAAAGCAGCGTGAAGAAAACAAATGGATGGGCCTCCTGTCTGCGGGCCTCGGCATCATGGCCGGTACGAACAGGAATGCTCTTGCCAATATTGGTACTGGTGGACAGCAAGGCATTGCTACCTTTGCTAGCCTTGAGAAGGCGCGCCGTGAGGATGAGGCCGCGCGCCGCCAAGAAGATTACCAGCAGCAGCAGCTTGCCCTACAGAACAAGCAGTTTGGTCTGTCGCAGCAGCAGCTTGCGCAACAAAAAGAACTCACCTTGGCGCAGATCGAGAAGGACCCCGATACGGTTCGCCTGTTCCGCGCCCTTGGTGGGGGGGATCTGCAAAGGGGCCTCAACATGTATCAGGCCGATGGGAAGTTGCAGGCTGCGAAGGCCATCATGGACAACTACATGGCCACCCCGGAGGCAAAGAAGGATGCGGAAGCCTACATCCAAAACGCCCTTCGGAGGTCCGGAGCAGCAGCCAATCCCGCCAGCGGACCAGCGACAGCGTTCGACCCCAGCAAGTTTAAAGTTGAGACTATAGCAAAGCCATAATGAGGTGACCCCGTGCCCACATTCAAAGTCACCGCCCCGGACGGTTCTGCGTTTACAATTAATGGTGCAGAGGACACGACGGAGCAGCAAGCCGCTGCTTACGTCGCATCCGTCGCATACCCTAAGTACCTTGCCGAGCAGAACAAGCCCGAGCGTGGCCTTGGCTCGCTCTTCATGGATGCCACCAAGAAACAGATGGGGATGATGGGGAGCGCCTTTGGCGACGTCATCCCCGGAGCTGTGGCCCAAGGTATTGTGGACTACGCCCCGGAGTCGGTGTCCGGTGCCATTGGCGCAAAGGCCTACGCCGAGCGTCAACGCAAGGAGGCCACCGATACAGCGCAGGCACTTGAAACCAAGTACCCCACTCAGTATGAGGACTTCCGCAGCGTCACCGGACCGGGGTCCGCTGCTGGGTACGTTGCCGAAAGCCTGCCAAGCGGTATAGCGCCCTTAGCGGCCATGGGCGCGGGCATGGGCGCAGGCGCATTGGCGGGTGCCGCAATAGGCGCGGTAGGAGGGCCTATCGGAGCCGGTTTGGGTGCCACCATCGGTGGCACCCTTGCCCTGTTTGGTCAGACCTTTGCAGAAGACTATCAAAACCTCCTGCAAAAGACGGGTCAGGCACAACTTGGTACTGCTATTCTTAGCGGGGGCGTCAACGCCTTCTTGGAGCGTACTGGCATAAGCAAAACCATAAGCGCCCTTGGCGGAAAGCCCATGAAGGACGCCGTTGTCGGAAGCCTTATGAAGCGTTTGGGTCTTGGGGTTGCTGAGGGCGCTGCCGCAGAGGGCCTCACAGAAGGCGCACAAGCTGCGGTTAGCGCCGCTGCCGAGGCGTTTGTCGATGAGAACAGTAAGCTCTTCTCCTCAGATAACGCCATCAAGATCCTTGATAGCTCTATCCGTGGGGCCATCGTCGGAGGTACCTTTAAGGGCGCGGCCAACGTCATCACCGGAAGCAATACGCCGACCACGGAACAGCAGCCGCAGGGCGAGATCCCTGCCGGGACACCGGAGGGCGGTCCGCCGACCACGGCCAC